GGTTATAGAGCTTCTGGTTATGGACCTTCTCCTTTACAAGGATCAGCGCAAGGATTAAGTTTAGGAACATACGCAGTCACAGTTGGAGCAGGTGGAACAGGTGGCGGTCCTTCTTGTTCTGGAGTTGCACCAAATGGAAATAATTCAGTTTTAGGAACAATCACGTCCGCTGGGGGAGGTGGTGGACAAAATGGTGGTGGAGATGGAGCCGATGGTGGATCTGGTGGTGGTATGGGTTACAATGGTTGCGCTGGAGGTTCAGGAAACGTACCTCCTGTAAGTCCTCCTCAAGGTAATCCTGGTGGAACAGGACACAATAGTGGATATTCAACTGCAAAAGGTGGTGGAGGTGGTGGAGCAACTGCCGCTGGAACAAGTGTAGGAGCGCCTGCTACTACAGGTGGCCCTGGAGGAGCTGGGGCACCAAATGCAATCACAGGAACAGATACATCATACGCTGGTGGTGGAGGTGGTGGTGGAGATGGTAGATCAGGTCCTTCGCCAAATGGTAAAGGTGGTGGAACTGGTGGTGCTGGTGGTGGTGGAGATGCTGCTACGGGTACAAGCAGTGGACCCATGTGTAATGCACAAGCTGGAACAACAAATACTGGTGGAGGTGGTGGAGCTACTGGTGTTAACGGTGGTCAAGGAGCAGCAGGTGGTTCAGGTATCGTGGTCGCGAGAGCAAATGCAGGTCAAGGAGTTACGTTAACAACGACTCCAGGTGGTTCAGTTTCTTATGTAGCAAATGGTCCTGGATATGATCAGATTGCAAGTTTTACAGCGTCAGGATGTTTAACAATTTCTGATGGAGATCCAGTCAGTATTTCAGGTGATTATTTAGTAGTCGCTGGTGGAGGAGGAGGTTCAATTGACAGAGGAGCTGGTGGTGGTGCTGGAGGTTATAGAACTTCTTATAGTGCTCCAACAACACCTTTAACATTTTTTGCAGGAACATATACTGTAACTGTTGGTGCTGGTGGTAATGGGCAACCTGGTTACCCAACAGACGCAACAAACGGAAATGATTCATCTTTAGTTTCATCACTTTCAACTATTACATCAACAGGTGGTGGAGCTGGAGCAGATGGTCAATCTAGTAATTCAGATACAGGTTCTCCAGGAGGATCTGGTGGAGGTGGTCACGGTCAATATAATATGACTGCTGGTAATGGTAACACACCACCAACAAGTCCTTCTCAAGGAAATCCTGGAGGAGCAGGTCATCCAGGACCACATTATGGATCTGGTGGTGGAGGTGGTGCTGGTGCAGCAGGTGGAGCAGGTAGTTCATCATCAGGTGGAGCAGGTGGTGTTGGTTTACCGAATTCAATAACAGGTTCAGCAACATTCTATGCTGGTGGTGGAGGTGGTTCTCTTGCTAGTGCTGGACAACCAGGTGGTGGAGCAGGTGGAAATGGTGGAGGTGGAGCTGGTGGTAACGCACCAGGAGAAGCAGGTGGAGCAGGAACAGCAAATACAGGTGGTGGTGGAGGTGGAGATGCTAACTCACCTGTTAATTCAGGTGGAAATGGTGGTTCAGGAATAGTAGTAGTACGTGTACCAGGATCAACAACAGCAAGTGTGGCACCAGGAACTAATAGTATATCAACATTACCAAGTCCAGCTGGAGGATGTAAAGTAGCATCATTTACTGTATCTGGAACGTTGACTATAAGTTAAAATTAAATTATAAATGTAATTATTTAAGGAGTAAAAAAATGGCACATTTCGCAGAATTAAAAACAAAAGTAGATCCAACAGGTTTTACTGAAGATACACATCAAGTTGTAGAAAGAGTTGTTGTGGTGGGTAACGATGTTACTACTGCAGCTGGACCATTAGGAGAAAATGATATGCACCAAGATGGAGAAACATGGTGTATTAATTTTTTCAAAGGTGGTATTTGGAAACAAACTTCTTACAACAATAATTTTAGAAAACAATACGCAGGTATCGGAATGGTTTACGATCCTGTAAAAGATAAATTTTTAAGTCAACAACCTCATGCTTCATGGTCATTAGATTCAAATGACGATTGGCAAGCACCAATAACTTATCCAACAATTATAAATGATGGTGCAGATCCAGTTGTATGGTTTTATATAATTTCTTGGAACGAAACAAAATATCAAGCCGACAACACAACAGGTTGGGAAGCAACTAAATCAAACGACGAATCGGAAACACCTACCAAATACAATTGGAATGGCACAGCTTGGGTGTCCGAATAGGAGGACACTTAAATGCCAAGATCAAAAGTTGGCTCAGCAAACGGTGGAGTAATTGGAAAAACGAATAAGACTTCGTTTGGAAAAGATACAGTTACAACCAAAACATCTTCAGGAACAGTCACAACACAGCCAGGCACAAGAGTAATTCAATCAGTTATTGTTGGAGGTGGCGGTGGTGGTAATGGGGGTTACGCATCACAAGGTGGTGGTGGATCAGGTGGAGGCGGTATAGCTACATGTCAAATAAATGTATGTGGACCAATATCTGTTACAGTAGGTGGTGGAGGAACAGGTGGACCACCTTCTCAACCAACTTCTACTGCTTTTGGAACATCAGGAGTAGCATCAAGTATTGGCTGTGTTTCTGGTGGTGGAGGATTATTTAGTCCAAGTGTTGTAGGAGGAGGAACTTCAGGTTCTCCTCAATCAAATTCAGGTGGTAGTGGTGGAAATAGAGGTGGTAAAGGCGGTGGTGGAGCTGGTGCTGCAGGTGGAGATGATGGTGGTGGAAGTCCAAGTACTGCAAGTCCAGGTGGTAACGGTGGAGCAGGTTTAGATACAAGTCCTTTTATAGCGGGTACTCCAAACTGTGGAGTTTATGGCGGAGGTGCAGGTGGTGGCGGTTGGTCGCCAGGTCCTACAGCTCCAGGTGGAACAGCAGGAACAGGAGGTGGTGGAGCTGGTGGAGCAGGTGGATGTAGTTATGCAGCAGGATCAGCAGGTACAACTAACACTGGTGGTGGTGGCGGTGGTGGTGGCGGTAAAAATGCTGGATCAGGAAATTTTGGAGCTGGTGGTAATGGTGGCCCAGGAATAGTTATCGTAAGAGAATTAAACAAAGCAAGTGGTGTGTGGTCAATGCAAAGTCAATTTCAAGCCAAGTCTCAAGGAACATGGCCAAATTTTTTTTATAATGTAGATTATTTAGTAGTAGCTGGCGGTGCATCAGGTGGTGGTGGATCTAATTATTATGGTGGTGGCGGTGGTGCAGGAGGTTATCGTGCATCGGGATATGGACCTTCTCCTTTACAAGGATCAGCATTAGAATTAGGTATGGGAAGTTATGCAATCACAATCGGTGGTGGTGGTGCAGAAGTTACTGGGTGTTTTAATTCAACAGGAAATAATGGAAATGATTCAGTTTTTGCAAGTATAACATCAGCTGGTGGTGGAGCAGGTAATGGTTTAGGCGCTGGAGCTGCTGGAGGTTCAGGTGGTGGTGCTGTTTCTAATTCAAATTCAGGAGGAGCGGGTAATACTCCCCCTACAGATCCACCTCAAGGTAATGCAGGTGGTAATGCTGCATCAGGAAATCAAAACTGTAATGGTGGTGGTGGTGGAGGTGGAGCAACTGCTGCAGGAGCTAATGTATCTAGATCTGGAGGTCCAGGCACAGGCGGAGTTACTACAGCAGGAGCTGGAGGTGCAGGAGCACCAAATAATATAAATAATTCATCTACAACATACGCTGGAGGTGGAGGTGGAGGAGTTTCTTTATATCCTCCAGGTCCAGGTGGAAATAGTCCTTGCCATACAGCAGGGGATGGTGGAGCTGGTGGTGGTGGAGATGGTGGAAGTAAAGGACCTGCTGGAGGAAGAGTAGCAACTGCAGGATCAGCTAATACTGGTGGTGGCGGTGGAGGTGCAGGTGGAAATCCATGTGTTGGAAGAGCAGGTGGTTCAGGTATTGTAATAGTTAGAGCACCTAGTGTTGCAACCCTTGGTGTTTCTCCAGGAACAAACTCAACAGCAACTCACCCTGGTGGAGATAAATTAGCTACCTTTACAGTTTCTGGAACATTGACAGTTTCTTAAAAATAGATATATTATTTTTATGGTGGTAAAAGAAAGAATATGAATCTTGCAAATTATTATTGGTATTTTCAATCAGCGGTTCCTTCTAGGATCTGTGATGACATTGTAAAGTATGGTCATCAACTACAAGATCAAATGGCGGTTACTGGTGGTTATGGTGATAGTAAAAAATTAAATCAAAAACAAATTAAAGATTTAAAAACAAAAAGAGATTCTAATATTGTTTGGATGAACCT